CCTCGCGTCGCGGAACCCCAGCCACACCGGGTGGCGAGGCAGGTCTTTCATACCCTGCTCGAAGTACTTGATCTTCGCCAGGGTGCCGATCAGTGCGTCGCGCTTGAGCCACAGCTCAGCTCGTTGCTCTGCAGTGAAACCGGTGCCGACCTTGAACGTCATCTCGCCCCAGCGGCAGACCAGCGCGCCCAGTACACCGGCCGGCACCAGCCCAGCCTGGGCAGAGCTTCGCTGGGTGTGGCCCAGCTCGTTGGTCGTCGCCTCGTTGGCGTTGTGCATCAGCTCCTCGACGCCGAGCACCTCGACCTCGGTGTCTTGGAACCGCTTGACCTTGAGCAGGTAGCCTTCCTTCGCCGTCGACCGACCGTGCTTGTACGGCGCGTCGGGGCGGCGGACGATGATGCCCTCGAACCCTTCGGTCAGCATCTGCTGCTCGTACCCTGCCAACTGCTCGGCGTTGTGGATCCGCACCTGCGGCAGCAGTTTGAACCAGGGGTGAAACGACTGGATGGCGCCGGTGCGGGACAGCAAACGGTTGCGCCGCTCGTCAAACACGTGGGGTTCAGCGGGGTCCGGCACGTAGTCGAACACCCAGAAGGTGAAGTCCGGCGCGCCCTCGTGGGACATGATCCCGCTGGTCGTCTTCGTGTAGACGTCCGGTGCGTTGGCCGGGCCGACCACCAGCTCGCCGTCGAACACGGCGGGAAGATTTGCGTTGGTCAGTACCTCACGTACGAAGCGGTTGGGGATAGGCTTGAGCGCCCGGGTCACCGGCTGCCCTGGCCACACAGTGCAGCGGATGCCGTCCAGCTTGGGGCTGGCGTACACCGGGAACTGCAGATCGGCCGGCGCATCACACGCCAGCATCGGTTTCTTTGGTGTCATAGCCCACGCCCTCCCTCGATGGCGTCCAGCTTCTCCTCGAACAGCTCGAGGGTTATATCGTCCGAGTGAGTCTTGCTGACGTACTCGTCGCCCCCGTTACGCAGCGTCACGTAGCTGGTGCCGTCGTCATACACCACCACACTCACTGCCTCGCAGTTCCCAAGGGCTCGCTCAGTCAGCTCGCCCAGTTTCTGGTAGTCCATCGTCCCTCCTCGGTGCGTAGTAACAGGCGCCGTACCCCTCACGGTGCGGCGACCCGTACGCGCCCCATTCATAGGCGCTGCAGTAGCAGAGCCTGTCGCGTTTCTTCCAGGGCTTCTTGTCCGCCCACTTGTCCAGCCTGCCGGCGGCTCCGCAGTGGGGGCAGGGCGTCACGCCCGGGAACCCCTTGAACCGTCGGCCGCACTTCGTCTTCGACGTGCACCGACAGTGCTGCTTGCTGAGCCGTCGGCGCACGTCAGTGGGCGGTGTCGGTGCCAGGCTGCAGGGAGCTGGCTCCCTTCGCTGCCTCAGTGGCGTAGCTCTGCAGGGAGCGCAGCCCAGCCACCAGCGCCAGGGTGTGCGCTGCGTCCGGCGGCAGGGTGTTCATACCCACCTCGCCGATAGCGATGGCGCCGACCGAACTGGTCAGGGCTATCGCTGCGTCGAACACGTGGCGCTCCTCGCAGCAGGCGAAGGCGCGGACTTGGTTGCCCTTCTCGCCCGGCGTTACAGCCAGCATCACGAACGGCTCGCCGGAGTCGATAGCGTCGCGTGCCATCTGGCGGAAGCCCTTCTCCATCTGCTCCTCGGTGGGCTCGGCGTCAGTTGCGATCAGTTGTTCTTTTTGCATGGTAGGTGTCCTTGTGGTTTGCCGTGGACGCGGAACACGCCGACGATCTGGTTCATCAGCACCACGGTTACGTCCGTGCTGCTGCCGTTGCCACCGCGAGTAGCACACGCCAGGATTTCCCCGATCGTGACCTCTGGCGTGGTGACGTACACAGCGGGAATCCCTTGAGGACCCTCGCTGTCGTACACTGCGCGCCCCGTCGTGGTGTCGGCCGGCGTGGAGCCGGGCACGATACCGATGCAACGTAGGGCGTTACTAACTCGAGTCTCCAGCCGCACCATGCGGCGGAGCGTTTCCTCTGCTTGGATTGTGTTCACAGTGTGCCCCCGAAAAAGTCCATAAGGTCCTTACGCATCGACACCGCCTCATCGTGGACGGCCTTGCGTGCGGAGTGGTTGTGGCGCAGTGCGTCGGGCTCGTGAGCGCACAGCTTGGTCCGCAGTCGGTCGGTCAGCTCCGCCAGCTTCGGGTCGTTGGTGATGTTGAGGGCCGGCAGGATATCCACCAAGTCCTTGGCGTTGTGCACCAGCGAGTCGCGGAACACCGTCTCGGTGCCGGCCAGGCGGTCGATGAACGAGTCCACCACGTCGCTGATCCGCTCGTAGGCGTTGACCACGGCCTGCTCTACAGCGGCGGTGGTAGTGGCTGTGATCTCGGCGCGGATGCGGTCGACCTCATCGCTGCCCAGGTCGCAGCGGAAGTCGTCGCCCATCGGCAGCGGCGTGACGCTGGTCTTGAACGAGAACTTGTCAGCCACCGTCTGCAAGTCAGGGTAGTCGGCCTCGTCGAACAGATCGCCGAGTAGGCGCTTGGCCTCCTGCTTGAGCAGCGGGTACTCCTTGAGGAAGGCGCCGACCAGGGTGTCGAACTTCGCCCCGAAGTCGCCCATCTCCTGCACGTATTCCATGTAGCCGAGGTTCGCCAGCACACGAGGGCCGGCGTCAGACCACGGCAGGGTGCGGCGGTAGTGCGCGGCACGGACCTGGGTGACCAGCTTCTTGATCTCCTCCAGCGAGCCACCTTCGACGAGGGACTTGTAGTAGGAGCCGTTGCGGGACTCGACCTTGTTGGTCGTAGCCACCTGCGCTGCGGCGCGCTTGTCGATCTTGCGAGCGGACCACTGGCTGATGCTCAGGTTGACCAGCATGGCCCGTGCGTGGATGTTGGTTGCATCATATGCGCTCATCGTTTTGTCTCCGAACAGTTTTGGTTAATCCCTAAAGTAGGGATGTGTACACAGTTTACACTAGCCTTTGCGGTTGGCAAGCTCCACCTCGGCGGCGACCAGCGCAGCCTCGGCAGTGGGGAACCGCGCCCCTTTTACCAGCTCGTCTGGAAACGGCCGAGCTTCTGGTGACCCGTCGAGGGTAAGCCACCCTCCATTCCATCCGTCCTCTACCACGTGCGGCGCGGCCATGCGGTTCCACTTCGGGATGTGCATGCGCCCCAGCGGACCCTCCTCCAACTTGGCCCGGCAGTACCCGTGGGTGACCTTCACCCAGCCCGGAATCACTTGCGCATCCCTCGGCGCCACAGCGAGGCCAGGGTGCGCTCCTCCAGCGACTTGAAGTCGAGGTGTATCACCTCGCCGAACCGTTTCGCACTCATGCCGTAGGCCGCAGCCAGCGCTGCCGACTTGCCAGTCTGGCGCGGGCAGTTCGTGAGCGCTGCGCGCATCGGCACCGCCCCGGCCAGGTTGGCGTATACGTCGGCCTGGTTGTACGCCGTCATCGCGTCTACATCGTCGCCTTGGTTGGCCTGCTCCACCTGATACCAGACCAGCAGCGCCTTGAGCGACGGCATGACCATGTCCGGCTGCCGGAACACGCCGGCGTTGTGGTTGAACCACAACTTCCACGGCTTGCCGACTTGACCAATGATCCTGTCATGGGTCCACAGTCTCGCACCCATACGATAGAACTCAACGCAGTCCGTGCGGAGGTCCCGCGTCCACCCTTCCGGCGTCTCGACGCCCTTGAACCCGGGCTTTGCTCCAGGCTTGGGGATGTACCCCTTCTCCCATGGTTTCTTCATGTTGCTCTCCTGAATACGTGCGGCCACTGGACGCACACCCACACCTCCAGTGCCTTGGCTCCGAGCGTTGGTGACCACTCGCCGTCCAGTTGTATTGCGATCATCATCTGGTAGCGTAGGTGGTCCCACTGCCACCGGGCGTGTAGTCGAGGCGTTCCTCCCAATGGGTCGGTAGGGGTCGGCCGATTCTGGATAGCCTCGGCGTCCACTAGCAACTCAGACAGCAGCTCTCGCACCACCTCCCCCGCGTCGAACCCGAACGTCTGCCACAGCGGCTGCCACCTGCTCATATCCACCCCTCGACTGTAGCGAACACCAGTAGCGCCTCGAGGTCGAGCGTGAACGTGTTGTGCATCAGCGCCCCGTGGTCGTCGAACTTGGTCAGGTGCCAGCCAGAGGCGGTCCTGTCTACCCAGGCGAGCACCTCGTACTCGCCTATCGGCTGCACCTGCGTCCACTTCACCCACCGCCAGCTGTTCGCCGGCGACCGTGTGAACCCCCTCGACGCGAGCATTTCCAGCGCCATGTCCGAGGGTGCCATTGACGGCACACCCTCGGGCTTGGTCACGCTCACCAGCTGCGGGTTGCCCCACGGCCCGGCGTTCACTCGCCGACCTCGACGTGGATCGTCGTACCCCACGGTGCAGTGATCCGCGGGCTGGTGATCGCCCACAGCACCGGGTATTCGTAGTCCTCCTCGTCGCCGAACGGCGTCTCGCCATCGGTCCAGACGATCACCGCCTTCGCCGTTGGGTAACGACGGTTGACCCAGGTCAGCGCCGCCACCATGTTCGTGCCGCCGGCACCGTGACGCTTGAACGACTGCGATACCTCCGCCTCCTGCGGCTGGTCGAACACGTCGTGGTGCTGGACCTTGGCGTCGCAGTACGCAATCACCAACCGCTTCGGGGATACGTCAGCGATGGCGCCGCACACCTCACCCACGCCCTGGCGCAACTCGTCCATGCTGATCGAGCCCGACGTGTCGAGCACCATCACCATCGTGTCCATCGCCTCGTTGTCGCCCATCATGGACGGCAGGTACATCGGGCTGTCTCCTGCGATGAAGCGGCGGTTCGGACGGCGGAACGAGTAGTCCGTGTTCTGCGTCTCGGTCAGCCACTGCCGCAGCTGTTCCTTCCAGTCGACGCGGGGCTTGAATATCTTGTCCAGCTCAGCCTGTACCGACTCCGGCAATTTGCCCCGCGCCTTGGCGATCGCTGCAGCCTGGGCAATCATCGCCTTCGCCTTGTCGACTGCGGCCTGGCCCTGGTTCTTAGCCGGGATCACGTCGTGCCCTAGTGGGTTGTTCGGACCTGAGCCACCACTGCCTTGGCCCGGCGGGCTCGGCGGCAGGTCCTTGTACCGCTGCTCAGCACTCATCCCCTTGACGCCTGGGCGGCACCCGTCTGGCAGCTCGCCGCCCTCGTCTATGATCACCGGGTTGATGACGTCGTCGGTGGCGTGGTTCCAGCGCACGCCCTCCTTGCCCTGACCACGGAACGGGTGCAGCTGGGCGACGTGCATCACCTCGTGCTTGAGCACGCCCTTGGCCTTGGCCACGGACAGCTGCTCAAAGTTCTTCGGGTTGATGTACAGGTGCTCGCCGTCGGTGGCTGCCAGCCACAGCGGACCCAGGCCAGGCACCGACTCACACTCAACCACTTCAAGGTTGAGCAGGATCGTCGCGTAGAAGGGCTCGTGCAGGACGAGTTGTGTTTTTGCTCTAGCTAAAACGGACTGTGCCATTTGCTTTCTCCACTTGAAGCCATAGCGCTGCGGCTACCGGCCCATCGAATAAGGGCGAATCGACTTTGCGTTCGTTCGGCCAGCGCATACCTTCTGGCTCCACGCAGGCTACCCGCCAGCGCTTGTCGATCGTCCGCTGAATTATCCAGTTCTCGGTGTCGTTCCTACCACGTGGTCTGGACTCGAACCGAGTAGGGTGCCCAGTAAGGGCGTACTTGGCAGCCCTGTACCCAAGCGTCCTCATGTTCTGGCAGGTGCCGGTGCGGGCCTCGACCTCCCGACGTGCTTGCGCCGGGGCGGTCTTGTGTGCGGGCGCCGACACGGTTACTGACCGAACAGCTCGACGTTCTTCGAGGCCCAGATCGAGTACGCCGGCGACTGCTCAGCGCGCTGGAACGACTGGCCCGCGGTCTTCGCCTTTTCCCACGCGGTGTTCTGGCGAAGCTGCATGTCCTTGATGAACATCACTGCCATCTCTGGGCGACCCTTCGCCATCAGGCGGTCGGTGTACTTCAGGCACTGACTCAGGTTGTCGTAGCTGGCACGGGCAGCGAGCGCAGTCATCACTGCGAACTGGGTGGCCGCGTCCTCGGGGAGGATCGCAGTGTCCGGCTCGATCAGGATGCCGTCGATGCTCGGCATGTTGTTCCACACCGCACGGAAGCTGACGTACTCAGCAGCCGGGCCGCTACCGACCAGACCACCTACTACGGCGTGAACAGTGGTATCGCTCGGCGACTGGTTGTTGGTCAGGAAGTCATTGACCGCTGCCCACTGGCGCTCGGTGGCGAAGGCAAAGCCCTTACCGCGGTTCTTGATGTGCTCGTCAGTGGTGTTGAGCAGGTCAGGGCGGAAGCGGATGAACGCGATCAGGCTGTGGTCGATGTTCTTCTCGACCGCCCACTGGCACCAGCTGTCCACGTCGGACTCGACGTCGATGTGGCACAGGCGGTTGGCCAGCGCGTTCGGCATCTTGAAATACTGGCCGCCGTCGGTCAGGCGGTTACCCGCTGCGAACGTGGCCCAGCCTTCCTTCAGCTTGAAGTCCTCGATCACCTTGTCCAGCGTGATCTGGTACGCCGTGGTCTGCACGCTCAGCGGTGCGGACGGCAGCTCCTCCAGCAGGAGGATGCCGAAGTCAGGCAGATCGGCGCGCAACTCGTGAGCGAACCAGCTCGGCGGCAGTTTCTCCATGGTTCCGTTGGTGCGGTTCTCGCGGGGTAGGCCACCAACTTCCACCGGGTCCATCTGCGACAGACGCAGGTCGAACAGGCCGAACGCCTGGGTAATGTCGCCGCCCTTGGCGAGGAACGACCTGACTTGGTGACGCTCAAGCACGGGGCCGGTCAGGCCCAGCATGTTCTTGATGTACTCAGCGGCAGCGCGGAAGCTGTCCGACTTGCCGATGCCCGGTGCGCCCCAGAACATCCCGGTGCGGTTGGCGTTGTACAGCGCGACGATGATCGGCGACAGTTCGTTGACTTTCATGGTGTTCTCCTGAACAGCTTTGGTGAATCCCTAAAGTAGGGATGTTGGTTGGTGTGTCGTGGTAGTGAAGCGGTGTTTCAAAATGTATGCCTAGTTTACAGCAAAGGGTGCTTCAGGCAAGCAATCTCCAACCGCTTCAGGGTTGGTGCGCGGGCCGCAGGCAGTGATGATGTACACGCCGGCCGACACGGGGTCGTCGAACGCTACGCCTTTACCATCCCGCAGGTCATCGGTACTCAGTCCGAGGTCTGCGACCCATGTTCCAGGTGGGTACGGTTCTAGCCATCCGTCGATGCTACGTGCGGGGGTTTTCCACACCCAGTACCTGGCGCCGTCGCTCTCCAACAGGTATTCGCCGGAGCCGGTGTAAACGAACCCCAGCGCGACCATCTGTTCTTCATACTTGTCGGTCATACCAGGTCCTCGACCGCTGCCCAAACAGCAGCGGCTTGTGGTGTGTCGAAGGCGATCGGCGCGATTGGGCTGAATGTGTACGGGTCGACCGTCAGGTCGTGCGCTTTCGGTCGGCCGGGCGAACTCACCACGCCGAACAGATACCCGCCCTGGTGGACGTCGAACTGGATGCGGAGCACTCGCGCCCTGGCATTCGACACATATGTCCAAACCAGAGCGTGTCCGACCGTCGTTAGGTTCCGCTGCCCGCACTCCCAGCCAGGCGGCATGTCTATTCTGTCCATCCCTGCACCTCCGCGAACATTAGGCAGGCCGCTGCCGTTTCGAAGTACGGCGACGTCCACTGTGGGTCATAGTTGTCAGCCACCCACCAATGCCCAGGGTGGTGGCGCGAAGGCCACTTACTCTGTCGAATGTAGTGGTAGTCGAACGCAGGCCGAGTCCTCGCGTCGCTGAATGGCCACGGCTTTGGCTTCACCCTTCGGTAACAGCCTGGCCTCCCCTCGCGGGGTTCGAACCCGGCTTGTTCTAGTGCCTTCAGATCATCCGGCTCCATCCCCTCACCTCTGCACTCACAAAGCAAGTTATCGGGTCCGGGCACCGCTCAGCGGCCGGCACCACCAGGCGGAGCGCTGCGCCGTCGAGTACGCCTACGCTGGCGATCCAGAACACCTCGTCGGGCGGTGGAACCTCCAGGCTGCGACGGTCCTGCCGCTCCCAAGTACACACGATCGTCTGTATCTGGCCCTCACGCAGCCGGCTGAACCCATCAGCACCGCCGGCGTTGAACGTGTGGAACCCCTGTTCGAACAGCTTGGCTTGCATGTCGACGTCGGCGTAGGCCATTAGGAAGCCCTCAGCGCCGCCAGTACCAGCTCGGTGACGTTGCGCTGGCGATTGTCGTAGAACTGGAACGCCTGCGGCTCACCGCGATTGTGGTCTACGCGCAGCATCACCTTCTTGCGTGCGTTCATAACGTAGGCCATCCCCTTGCAGCTGCAGCCGGCAGCAGCCGACCACATGCGGGAGTTGTACGCGGCGGCGCGCAGCGCCTCGTCGATGTTCTGCAGGAACCGCTTGTTGAACGAAGTACGAGTGATCACTTGTCCCTCCCGAACCCTGGCGGTTCCTTGGGCAGATTGAGGTTGAACTGTTGGTTCAGCTTCGACACGTAGGTGTAGGGTTCGCCGATGTGTTTGGCGATCTTCTTGAGGCCGATCACGCCCGCCTCGACGGCGGCCTTGACCTTCGGCAACGTCTCCTTCGCCCGCACTTCGGCGCGCTGGGTCTGGTTGAGCGGCAGCAGTGCAGTCGCTCGCTCGTCGCCCTCGAAGTACGTCTCGACGATGCGGCGCAGCCTGGAGAACGGCATCTTCGGCGGCTCGCCGACGCTACCGCCGTCGATGAACTCGCGCAGCGCTGTCACCAGCTTGGCGTCGGCCTTCGTCGTGGCCTGGCGCTGGCGCTCGATGCGGTTGAGGGTGGCCTGGCGTTCCATCTTCGTACCGCCGAAGCTAGGCTCGATACCGCTCTCGCCGTGGGCGCAGACCGCTATCTGACAACCACGTGCCAGGAACTCGGCGGTCAGCCGGGCCAGCTCGTCGCTGCTGATCTGCGGGGCTTCTTGTTGCTGTTGGTCGGACATGGGAACCTCACATCCCTACTTTAGGGATTCAATTTTCTCGGCGGTTACGGTGTTGAGCTGCTCCAGCAGGGCGAGCAGCTCCTTACGGCGGGCGACCTGAATCTGCATGACCTTGACCAGCTCCTGCTCTGTCTCTCGCAGCTGCTGCTTGATCAAGCTGCCGGCGTCACGGACGTGGTGCGCCAGCTCGCCGCGCTCAGTGGACTTGCGTGCCTTGGCGATAGCCTCGACGATGTTCCGGCGCAGGTATGGGTGTAGGAGGCTCATTGCAGCCGCTCCAACAGTCTGTAGTACCGGGTTCGCCACTTGGCGGCGGCAGTGTAGTAGCCCCAGCCGGCGCCGAAGATGAACGCCAGGATGGAGAAGGCCACCAGCTCGAACTCTACGGTTGTCATGCTGCAGCCTCCACGAAGTCACCGTCGATCACCAGCTTGTAGCCGTGGTTCGCTGCCTCGACGTGGGCGAAGGTGATCGCCGCGGCGCGGGGCAGGAACACCGGCTCACGGTCGGCGCTGTGCGGGTACTCGACGATCCACTGGGCGGCGGAGAACGGCTTGACGACCAGCTGACTGCCGACGAACGTCCAGCTGCCGTCCCACTTGACGCCGTTGAGATACCAGTCGCCCTTACGCTGGTTCACAGTCACGCCCGGCAGGCCGTTCAGGCGGTCCTTGGTGGTGACGGTCTGGTGGTTGCCGTCGCAGACCTGCAGTGTGGAGAGGCCGCTAGCCTTGACGTAGCGGGCAATCGGGTTGCCGTGGAGCAGCAGGATGACGGAGTCGAGCACACTGTCGCCTTGGAACGGCCGCACTTCGACGCTCATGTTCTGCTTGCGAAAGTCAACGCCGGAGGTGAACGCGTCGATGGATTCCTGGGTGATTTTTCTCATGGCGGTGACTCCTGAATAGCTTCGGTTGGTGGCGCAAATCCCTAAAGTAGGGAAGTTGTATGTGGCAGCACTCACAGCTAATGCTGGCCCGGCGGGGCACGCCTGCCGCCGCAAGCGCCGAGTGCTGCCACATACAACCTCATGTAAACCAGAACCACAGGGCGCCAGTATTGCAGGCGCCCAGGGTCCGGTCAATCATTCTCCAGCTGATTGTGTGTCGCAGACGTAGAACACGTGCTCCCCGCGCTGGCGATACAGCAGCGGGACGCGGTTTCGGTTGGTGCGCAGCCACTCGTTGCACTCGACGGAGGCCGTCGGGCCTTCCCAGGTGTGCTCGACGTAGACTTCGCAGTTATCCAGCAACGAGCTGGCGCAGACGTACAGCAGCAGGGCGGCTATCATGGCAGTAGCTCCTTTGGCACCTGTACTGTATCGCCCAGCTTGGCCGCTACCAGGCAGCGCATGGCGGCGATGAGGGGCGTGGGTCCGAAGACGATCCAGTTACCCTCGTAGCTATGGACATGGGCTTCGCATTTGGTTTCAGGCGTAGACTCCAACCAGACTTTAAGCTCGAAGCCGCCGATCTTGTCGATCAGCGGCCCGCCTTGGCTCCAGTCGGTCGAGAAGCTGTAGCAACCAGACGGATGGGCTGTTTCCACCCATGTGAGCGGGTCCAGCGTTTCATCTTCCAGGTCGATAGCCTTAGCCACCGCCCAATCCAGCGCCGGCCCGATCAGCTCGGCGGTTTTCACGGTCTTGAGGTTCATTCGTTTATGTCCTCCCAGTAGACGATATCCACGTCGCCCACGGCCAGACCGAGGCAATGGACCTCCTCGGGGTCGTAGCCCCACGCAGCGGCGCATTCCTCACGTGCTGCCGCTGCAGCGACCGTGCAGCTGTTTTCCTCAACCTCGACCGTACCGATCCAGATCGTGCCCTTGCCGTCCGCCTGCTGGCAGAACGCGGTGAACTTGTGGGTCATCGCTCAGTCCTCGTTGTCGTTGAACTCGTCGGTCCAGCCGGTCATCTGGTACGTGTCCTGCCAACCACGGCCACAGTCATCACAGCTGACGGATTGCCATGCTGTGCGGCCTTCGGCTTGCAGCGATCCGCCTTGGATGTTCTCGCTGCGACAGAACGGGCAATGCTGCCCACCGTCTTCGACATATTCTTTGTCGGTCATCTGGCTCATACCAGTCGCTCCTCGGTGTCAATATGGGCGTGGACGGTCAGTCCGGCCTTGCGGGCTGCCAGGCGTGCCAGGTGCTCGGCTTCGGTCTTCCACGTGCCAGCCGGCGCGGTGAACTCCCAGCGATGTGGCAGTCCTCCGCCGTTGATGTGGCGCACGGTCAGGATGACCACCAGCCTGACTTTTCGGCACATCCCTACTTTAGGGATGTGCTGGTCCTTGTTCGCCAGCTCAGTCAGAGCGTCGCTAAGCTCACGTTCCAGCTGCGCACGGCGGGCTATGTCGGTCGCTCGACGCCCGTCGACGCTGTGCCGGCGCTTGGTTGTGGTGTGGCGCGGTTTCGTGGTCATACCAGCCCCCATGGCGCGATCAAGAGGACGAACGCCAGGCCGGCCAGAAAGCCGATCAAGCAGTTGGTGTTGTGGTACATCGTCTGGGTTTTCATGCCAGGCCCCCGTCTTCGTCGAACTCGTACTCATTCGCACGGATCGACTCGTCGACCTGCTCGTCGCCTGTCAACCAGTCGTGCTCGGACTCCAGGCGGTCGTATATCCAGTCGGCGAAGGATCGGAGCGCGTCTCGGATGTAGTCCTCGTCGTCACCGATATCGCGGTACATGCTGTCGGCGTGGCTAGCCGCGACACTCATGCAGCCGCTGTGCTGGTAGTGCCCACGGTGCCGGCACACGGCCTCCAGCTTGTAGAACTGGCGCCGTTGGGCGTCCTGCAGCGCCTGGCCGATACTCAGCAGCTCGTTCAGCGTGTCGCCAGGGCCAAACTCGTGCAGTAGGGCGGCGCGCCAGCCTTTCTTGTAGCGGCATGAGCCCTCGAAGCAGGCGCCGTCACCTTGGCTACAGAAGCCGCTAAAGTAGATCGCAGGCATGCTCCTGCCCTTGCGATCAATGTCGATGCCCAGACACTTCGCGGCGGTGTCGGCCATCTCATAAACCGAGTCCCACCAGTCATACTCCAGCTGGCCACTGCGATACCAGTCGCGCGCTTTCTCTTTCGCCTTGTCGCTCAGCTCGTCGAATTTATACACGAGGACCGTCCGTTCTTCAGGCATGATCGTATCTCCGAATCAGTTGTGGTTAGCCTGTCTCGTCAGCGCCGGGAGGCTATTTCCGGCGGACCACATCCCTAAAGTAGGGATTTCCTGCGATAGCGGATGTGGTTTCGACTCTCGTCGGTCAGTCTTCGTCGCAGCCGCGCACGACCAGACCGTAGTCGGCCAAGTGGTCGGCGATGATCTGCGACGTGTCGGAATCCCACTCCTGGCCGTCCAGCGTGGCGAATATCAGGGTGATGACCGTGTTGGCGTCGTGGATGGCGCGGCGCGCTTCTTCCAGCACGTAGCTCGGCGCGTGTTGCAGCGTATCTTCGGCGGCGGTCAGCCGGTCCAGAAGGTTAGGCGTTGTTGCGGGCATGGTCATTCTCCAGTGATCAGCAGGGTGACGTCGTGGCCTCAAGCGCGACAAGCTCCGCCGCGTTTTCTTCGTCCCAGGCAGCCAGTTCCTCGGCGCACCGGCGCCACTCGGTCAGCTCAGGGTATTCGCCGACCATTTTCGCGGGGTCTGCGCCGTCGTGGTGATAGCGGACGCACTCGGCGGCTTCGGCCAGTTCATCGGCCAGTAATGCGCGCGCTTCGCGTAGTTCGTCCAGCCGGTCATAGTCGTGCATGATCGTATCTCCGAATCAGTTGTGGTTTGACCTGTCTCATCAGCGGCAGGCGGTCAATCCTACCGGACCACATCCCTACTTTAGGGATGTGGTTTCGACTCTAGGACAAAGGATGCTTGGCGTAGAACGCTTCCCACTCGGCAAGCGCTGTTTGGGCGCCGGCTTCGGTGCGGTGGTTACTGACCACACCGACGGGTCCAACCACGCTCCACGTCGTCGTGGGGCCGTGTTCTACCCACTCGTGTCCCGACACTGGGTTGCGGTGGTTTATACGGTCGAAGTTTTCGCGTATACGGCAGGCGCTCATGTGTGGCGCTCCACGTCAGCACCGATCCGGCGTTGGATATGGGCGATATACAGCACGCGCTCGCCAGCTTCGTCGCGCAGGACCACGCCCCACTCCAGCCAGCCGGGGTCGCACACGGCCGTCTCCGACTTACGCGGCGCCATGTAGCACGTCACGGACTTGACTCGGCCGTTCGCCACGTGGCGGTTGAACGTGTCCAGCACGCGGTTGACCATCGGCCTGCAGTCGTCGTCCAGACAGTCCAGCGTCTGACCGTTCTCGCCTACTGGCCAGACCCACTCCAGCGTGGCCATGTGGCCTCCGGCCTGCAGGTTCGCCGTGGTGTTGCAGATTGCGTGGTCATCGCGCCACGTGACGCCGGGGATCAGCTCATCGAGCATCGTGTGGAACAGGAAGGTTTTCTCGGACATGGTGGTTGCCTCTGGAAAGTTTCGTAAATCCCTAAAGTAGGGATATTGGTCTGTCTCATCAGTGCCGGGAGACCATCGCCGGCAGACCAACATCCCTAAAGTAGGGATGTGGTTTCGACTCCAGGCGGTTACCAGCCGATCCATACCCACGCGCCGATGAATCCCAGCGCAGTGGCCAGCGAGACCAGGCCGACCAGTTCCCACAAGATGCGGCGCATCAGCGCACGACGCTTGCCTAGTCGGGTCCGGCGCGACGCCTCGACCAACTGCAGGACAGCGGCGATCCGCAGCGCCACGACGATGGACGCCAGCAGCGTGACCGCGCCACCTATAAGCCAAGCGGAAACCACGTGCCAGACGCTCATGCTGCCACCACTTGCGCGCGGCGTTGGGCGCGGACAGACAGACGGGCGAACCAATTAGCGATGGTGGCGCCAGGCACGTCGTGACGTGCGGCCTTAGATGCGGCGTACTGCGCGCCGATGGTCAGAACATCAGCGGCAAAGGTGGCGTATGTCATGGTGGACTCCTTAAATCCCTACTTTAGGGATATCGGTCAGATTAGCCGGGATGGCTAGTTTGGTTCGTTTGTACATTTGAGGCGCAAATTATCTCAATTCGCCAGCTAGCAGTCCAGCTAACTCCAAGCCAGCTAGCTGGACTGGAGACCAAATCCCTAATTTAGGGATTTACAGGCTTAAATAAGCGCTAAATCAAATTAAAAACGAGTTGTCACGTGATTTGCGCCCGAATAGCAAGATTTTTGCGTCCAGTAGCAAACCAAATAGCAAACCTTGCTAGTCTGCAGGCCGCGTGGCACTAGGCGCGTAGCAAAAAAGCAAGAAAAGCAAAGCGTTTTTTCGACACTCCTATACGCGGAAGCGTAGGAGCTAAGTTAAATCCCTAGTTTAGGGATTTAGCGGCTAAGCCAGAGGCGCTAGACGCTAGCTTAGCTGCTAAGCCAGGGTCGCGCGTAGTCTCTTCAAAAATTCGTTTGCTATTCTTGCTTTTCTTACTACAACCCAGCAACCACGCGGGTTCCAGACTAGCAAAGCGTCTGGAAATTCTTGCTATTCGACCGGCAATTCTTGCTATTTGAGCCTTAAATCACGTGGAAACTCGTTTTTAATTTAACTTTGTATAGATAGCGTGAAAACACTTAGCTACTTTGTATAGATAGTATGATTCTGGCTTATTTAGCGCTCAGCTAAGCTAGATTTAGCGTGGCAGCGTACAAGCCGACCAGACCGTACAATCCATACAAAGTAGCTAAGCCCCGAAGGGCTTAGCTCAACGTCCCTACTTTAGGGATTTACGCGGCCTGGGTTTCGCCCGCATCGCTGGCAAGCGCTTCGGCCAAGTCGCCCGCCAAGTCAACCAGCTCGCCGATTAGCTCAAGCGCTGGCTGATTGTCGGCCGCTTGCTTGCGGAGCGCTTCAAGTGCGGCCTGCAGTAAGGCCAGCGGGTTAACATCCTTAGCGTCGACCTTCGGCGCTACCGGCTGGCGTGGCGAAGACTTGCGCTCTTTCGGATTCGCCTTGCGGCATGCGGCCGCGGCCTGCTGAAGGTTGCCTGGCAGACTGCCTGGCATAGTTTCCGCTTTGAATACCGCCATACCGTCCGAAACACGGTTCATGACTGACTTAGCTTTGCATGCTTCGTCGAAGGTCACGCCATACGTGGTAGCAAAGGCGCTGGCGAAAGCGTGCTGCAGCTTTTCGCGGACGGTATCGGCCTCGACTTTGCCGCGCGCTTCCATGATGAGGTCGAGCATCGCTTTACCGGCGCTTGTGAACTGCAGCGCTGCAGTGTCCATACGGACCGACCACGCGGCGAGGTCGAAGGCGACAACGGCGGCAGCTTGGGCGTTACGGGCGTTACGGGAGGTAGTGCGAGCCATGATGTTTCTCCAGAAAAGTTTCGGTTTGCCGTAGTGGCGAGCCCATTATGCACATTGGGCTGAGCCGCTGCAGGGCGCATCCCTAAACTAGGGAAGTGACGAAGGGACTAAGAATCCTTTTCCGGCGGGACCCCCGTACCTGGGGAGTACGCGCGCGCGGGGACACTTATTACCCCCGCCCCGTATATCACAGCCCCAAATTACTCCGTATACAAAGTATACAATCCTCCCCAAAAATTTTCTGGCCAAATTTTAACCGGCGTCCTACCCTGAACCCTCCGCTGCGCAGCGGGTCCATAGCAAAGCCAACCTCCCGGGAGAAGCACCATGGCCAAGCAACAGAACACTCCAGCCGCTAAGCCGGCAGACTCCGATGTTACCAAGCCAGCCGAGCAGCCCAAGGCTACTGAGCAGAAGTCCGAGCCGACCGAAGCCGAGAAGAAAGCCCAGGCCGAGGCAGCCAAGACCGCAGAGGCCGACGCCGCTGCCCAGTCCACTGCTGACTCCAACGCCGAGAAAGCTATCCAGCCGGCGATCGAAGGTGTGGAAGAACAGCTCGAAGTGAAGGCTCGAGTCCGCAACACTCTGGGTGGCGTAGGTGACACCCCACGCCCGCAGATGGTCAACGGCCGCTCCGTGGTGGGTAAGGTCTACGACGAAGAATCCGAGGAGTGGGTGGATGATCCCGACGCTGCGGCTACCGCCGGGGTTCGGGCGTCCGATATCTTCGACCGTATCGGCGACGCGTTTCCGCACGAAGCCCAGCGCCGCGTGGTCGAGGAAATCGCTCGGGCTGCTGGTATGGGCGAAGAAACTACTGACCTGCCCGACGGCATGCCGAGTTTGAAGTCGACTGCGTCCCTGCGTACGGACGCCTCTGGTCACGGTCTGTACACCGGCGGTGGCCCTGGCGTCAAGCCGGTGGCCCCGGGCAAGGACGGCAAAGCCCAGGTCTGAGGTACAACCCCCTCCGGGTAGCCGGCGGCCAGTCCGACCGGCCCTGGAGAGCCTTGACTGCACGCCACGGACGGCCTAATCTCCGCGGTACTGAGGGCGCAACGCCCACGCCGGCCCGGAGACGACGAGATGGCAATCCGATTTCGCACACAAGACACCCGCGCAAACACCCGCCGCAAGCTGAACGAAGTGTTCGAGCTTACCGGCGACGCACAGTTTCGCTCGCCCACCCCGACCCTCAACGAGTGGTACTTGAAGCTCAACGCGTTGGTACGCACCATGGTGGCTGACGGGTACGAGTTCGACGGCGAGCCGCCGGTATTCAACGCCAGCGACACCCGGCAGATGTGGACCCGCAAGCTCAACCGCGTGGCAGCTTCGTACCAGGCTGGTATCCCGACTCCCTGATAGGTGACCGCCATGCTCGGTGACGTAACGCCAAGCCAGCTGCGGCTGATCCAGACCGGTACGGTCTACACGGGGCGGGACAACAAGTTCACCGTGACCGTGCAGAAGTACGCCGGCCGGAGCTTCGTGCCGGCAGACCTCAGCGAGGTCACTCAGTTGCTGCTCATCATCCCTGGCCCAGAGCCGGTGGTGATCGACTCGCTAACATACCCGGACGCGTTCTCGGTTGCGGGGTCGCTGCTGACCCTGGACCTGAGCGACTTCGCGTTCGCCCCTGGTACGTACACTGCGCAGCTGGTAGCGTTCGACGCAGAGCACCCGCGTGGTCAGGTGATCTGCGAAACCTACGAGAATGAGCTGACGTTCACAGTACGTGACGTGTCGGCTTCCGGCTCCGTGCCGCTGCCGACGTTGTCCTACGTCGAGGAGGCTCCGGCGAACGGGGTCACCTACGGGCGACGCGACGGCGTGTGGGTGGCGATCGAGGCAACTGGTGTCGAGTCGTTCAACGGGCGCACCGGCGAGGTCGCCCTGCTGTCTTCGGACGTAACCAGTGCGTTGGGGTTCACCCCGCTGCAATCGAGCGACCTGCCCCTGCTGGCGGCAGTTGCGACCAGCGGCGCGTACGCAGACCTGACCGGCACTCCGACTATCCCGTCGACGCCGGGTGATATCGGCGCGGCTACGGCGGCCCAGGGCGCCCTCGCTGACACGGCGGTGCAGCCCCAGACCCTGACTGACCAGCTCGCGCTCAAGGTCGACAAGGTCGCCGGCAAGCAGCTCAGCGACGAGAACTACACTGCGGCCGAGAAGACAAAGCTCGCCGGGCTCGAGGCCGCGCATTACCGCGGCACCTATGTAAACCTGGCAGCGCTGAACACGGCCGTACCAAGCGGCGTAGCGGGCGACTACGCCGACGTGGACGCGGGCGTCGGTTCGCCTGTGCTGCGGTATATCTGGGACGCGAACGACAGCGAGTGGGTGGCTCAGGCAGGTAACGCCGAGCCGGTCACTGCCGCGCAGGTCAAGACCCTGTACGAGTCCAATGCGGACACGAACGCGTTCACGGATACCGAGAAGACGAAACTCGGCGGCATCGCGCCGGGCGCTACAGCGAACACGGACACCGACACGCTCGCCGAGGGCGCGACGAACCTATGGTTCACCGTCGCGCGTGTGCGCGCCACGGTGCTGGCCGGGCTCAGCCTGGCCACCGACGCGGTGATCGCTGCGACTGACACCGTGCTGGTGGCCATGGGCAAGCTCCAGGCGCAGATCACCACGATGCGGACCAAGCTCGATGGCATCGCTCCAAATGCCACGGCGAACCAGACCGACGCATACCTGCTCGCTCGAGCGAACCATACCGGCACGCAAGCCAGCACCACGATCAGCGACTTCGCCGAGGCGGTACAGGACGTGATGGGCGCCACCCTGGTGCAGGGTGCCAACGTCACGATCACCTACGACGATGTGGCGAACACGCTGACGATTGCAGCAAGCGGAGGTGGCACGGTGCAGCCGTGGTCTGCGGTTGCGTCGGTCGCTGCGACGGCAACGCTGGCCCTGGCGGATGCCGGAAAGTACATGCGTTGCACGTCGACTACGGCTGTCACGCTCACCGTGCCGCCGCAATCGTCGGTGGCGTGGGCAGCTGATACCGAGATACACATCGAGCAGGGGGCGGCAGGGGCCGTGACGATCGCGGCCGGCGCCGGTGTGACGCTCAACTGGCCGGCGGGATATAACGCCAAGACCATGAGCCAGTACGCGGTGGTGACGCTCAAGCGGGTCGCGGCCGATACGTGGACGCTGATTGGCGCGCTGGAGGTGACGCCATGATGCTTGGCATATTGGCTTCGGCGATCCGGCGGGGCATCGAAGAACCCCCAACGGAAGATGGTATCCAGTTCCTCGGCGCCACGACTCGCAGTAAGCCGCTCGAAGACACGACCACTACGCAGTTCGTATTCCCGCTGCCGGCGGGTACGAAGATCGGCGACACGCTTGTGCTGTGGCTCCAGGGGTTTCAGTACGACCCAGACCGTACAGGGTGGAGACCTTACATACTTGAATCGGGCAGCGAAAGCTGGGGCGCTAGGGTTGGGACGGTTACGTCATTAAGCGACGTAGTGATTGCAGCGAATGCAAGCCGCTGCGTCGCTACTCTTATGGTTTTTTCCGGGGCAGGATCAGCGCCTACGCTGAGACGAACCGCGACATCCACCTCGATAAGCCCCCCGTCGGGCACGCACCCTGCTGGGCCTACTCTCCCAGCTGGCGGCAAGTACGTAATAGACACGATCTACGCATCGTCTGCCTCCCCTGCGACTATGGCGGTCGCCCCTTACCCTGCCGGCGAACTGTTGATCAATTACTCAGGACAAAGCCTCGGCACCACGCAGACACACAGTACGACGACAGCGGTAGGGTCTAGCCAAAGCGGCGAGTACACGCCGCCGGCAGCGATTTGGAACATACAAAACGCGGGCATGGTCGCTATCAGGCTGTGCCTGTATGCCGGATAGAGTAAAAGCCCACCAAAGCCCGCCCCGTGCGGGCTTTCTTTTGTCCGATCGAGGTTTGGTAGACCACGGAGTGTACTTGCTTTACATACGACCAGTCGCTACCCTCGCGCAAAAGGAGGTCCGTCATGCAAACGCCGTTAGTCCTACTGTCGCCGACCGGGCCTGAACTGCGCCCAGAGTGGTCGATGCACCTCGTCATGGACGTGGCGCTGAACACGAGCGTGGACTCGATCCTCGACGCCCACGACCTGCAGTTCCACCAGTTCGAGGCGATCTGCCAGAACCCGCAGTTCGTGATGCAGGTCGCCAGCCTGCGCAAGGAGCTGGAGAAAGAGGGCGCGACGTTCCGCCTTAAGGCCCAGCTGCAGGCGGACTTCTACCTGGCCAAGGCCCACGAGATGATCATGTCGCCGGAGACGGACCAGAAGGTCGTGACCCGCCTGATCGAAGACATGGTTCGGTGGGGCGGGCTGGACCAGCCGGCGCAACTGAACCAGGGGAACATTGCCGGGTTCTCGATCAACATCAACTTCGGACAGAATGACAAGCGTGGGATCACCATCGACGGAGACGACGCTTGAGCATCACCTACACACCTGAACCGATTGCCGAGCAGTTCATCCTCGACGATCGGTTCTACTCGTTCATCGTCGGCCCAGTCGGTTCGGCGAAGACCACGGCGATCCTGTTCAAGATCGTCCACCGCGCGCAACTGCAGGCACCGTCCCCGGTGGACGGCATCCGTCGCACTCGCTGGGTGATCGTCCGTAACACCGCACCGCAGCTAGCGGATACCACGCTGAAGTCGTGGTTTACTTGGTTTCCCGACGGCCTGGCCGGCAAGTACGTCTCGCACAGTAAGACGTTCTGGCTCCGCTTCGGCGACGTGGAGGCCGAGATCATGTTCCGCCCCCTCGATACCCCAGAGGACGTACGCCGCGTACTGTCGCTGGAGGTTACCGGCGCGATCCTCGACGAGTTCGTGGAGATTCCCCAGCAGATCGTTGAGGCCCTGTCCGGCCGGTGTGGTCGTTACCCGTCGGCGAAGGATGGTGGTGCGACGTGGTGGGGGATGTGGGGTGCGACCAACCCGGGCAATGAGGACAGCTGGTGGTTCGATTGGCTGTACCAGCCGTGGGAGAACGACTTCGACGGGTCGGCCAAAGAGAAGAAGCTGGGCTACTTCCAACAGCCGAGTGGGTTCAGTCCTCACGCCGAGAACATCAACAACCTGCCGGGCGGCCGGGACTACTACGTAAACCTGGCGGACGGTAAGTCCGAGGAGTGGATCAAGCAGTTCATCGAGGTGCAGTGGGGCTACAGCCTGAAGGGCAAGCCCGTGTACCGGGCGTTCAACCCTGACCTGCACGTGGCCAAGCGCCCGCTGATCTATAACCCCCACCTGCCGCTGGTAATGGGGTTCGACGCCGGTCTGACCCCGGCCGCTGTCTTCGGGCAGATGGACGCCCACGGGCGCCTGCTGGTACTCGGAGAGCTGACCAGCGAGAACATGGGTGCACGGCGGTTCTGCCGTGAGAAGGTCAAGCCCATACTCAACGTACAGTTCGCGCGCTCGTCGTTGCTGATCGCTGCAGACCCGGCTACGGCCCAGCGGGCGCAGACGGACGAGCGCACGGTGCGGCAGATTCTTGAGGAGGAGTTGGGGGTCAAGGTACGCCCGGCTTCGAGCAACGCCTTGGTGGCACGCCTGGACGCCGTGAACGATCCGCTCTGCCGGTTGACCGATGCCGGTCCTGCACTGCTGATCGACCCGTCCTGTACTACCCTGATCCGTGGGTTCAAGTCCGGTTACCGGTATGCCGTCAGCAACAAGGGGCAGACCGCGGACTCGCCGGAGAAGAACAGCTTCAGTCACGTGCATGACGCTATGCAATACCTGGCCATGGAGTTCCGCAGTGGCCAAGCCCGTGACGCTAGACGTCGCACGGCGGCGTCTGTAGGCTTCGGCCCAAAGCCGCGCAATTCCTACGTTTGGTGAGAAAATGGAAAACGATGACCTGCCGCAGGTAGACAACCTACCAGACCCAAGCGAAGGACGTGGCGCTCTGGCGACCACGCTGGGTGCACGGTTCGCCGTATACAAAAAGGACCGCGCGCCAGCCGAGGAGCAGTGGTTGAAGAACCTGCGCCAGTACCTCGGCAAGTACGACCCCGACTACGAAGACAAGATGACGCCGGAAACCAGCCGCGCGTACCCGAAACGCACGCGCGTCAAGTGCGTGAGTATGGTGTCCCGTCTTATGTCACTGCTGTTCCCCGCCGGCGAGCGCAACTGGGGGTTGTCCGCCAGCCGTGTACCTAGTATACCGGCCGAAACGCTAATCGAAGCCCTGGACGAATGGCGACTCGCCAACCCAGAGACACAGCCGACGCAGGCTACGCTGGACCAGCTGCTTCGCGACATTGCCAAGCGCACTGCCGAGGCGCAGGAGAAGGCGATCGAGGACCAGCTCAAGGACGTTAACCCGTACGACAGCTGCGATTACGAGACGCTGGTACGTCGGGTGGTGCACTCGGCCGTGCTGTACGGCCCTGGTGTCGTAAAGGGACCGATGATCGTCAGCGACAAGCAGTCTCGCTACGAGCTGGACCAGCAGGGTGTGGTGCAGGTCGTAGAGGTGGACGCACTGCGCCCTTACTTCGAGTTCGTGCCGTGCTGGAATTATTACCCCGACATGAGCGCCTCGTCATTCGAACAGATGGAAGGCGAGTTCCAGCGTCACGTCTACTCCCGCGCGCAGCTTATGCAGCTGGCGGAGCGCGAGGACTTCGAAGGTGAGCTGATCCGTGACCTGATCCAGCGGAACCCGGAGGGGAACTACGAGCGCTACTCCCACGAGGGGCTGTTGCAGCAGCTCGGTGGTCAGGCCGCGAACACGGTGCGCGAGCGCAACAAGTACGAACTCGTTGAGTATTGGGGGTCTGCCCCGGCGAAGACGCTGCGCAAGGCCGGGCTCGAGCTTGGGGAAGACGTCACTGGCGAGGTCCGCTACACGGCGTGGTTGCTGGCTGACCGCATCATCAAGCTCGCTCGCAACCCGTTCGACTTCGGTACGAAGGTGTTCCACCAGTTCGTATTCGAGGAAGACGAGGTCAATCTGATGGGTTCGGGCCTGCCGCCGATCATGCGCGACAGCCAGCTGGCAGTGGCGTCGTTCGCACGCATGTTGATCGACAACGCGTCGACCGTCTGCGGCCCGAACGTGGAAGTCGACCTCGACCTGATTTCCACCAGCCAGAACAACCACGAGATCAAGCCGTTCAAGGTGTGGCTCCGCGAAGGCGGTACGCAGGGGCAACAGGCCGTGCGTTCGATCAGCTTCGACTCGCACATCAACGAGCTGCTGCAGGCTATTCAGCGGTTCAATCAGTTCGCCGACGACGAGACCTTCGTCAGTCCGGTAACTGGCGGCGACGTCGAGGGTGTGCCCGGAGAGGCTATGCGCACCACCGGCGGGGCGTCGATGATCTACAGTAACGCCGCGCTACCGTTCAAGGATATCGTGCGGAACTTCGACCGGTTCACGGTCAGCGTCATCCAGTCGCTGGTCCAGTGGAACCGTCAGTTCCACGCCGACAGTGACAAGATGCAGGGCGATGTGCGTCCGGTAGCTCGCGGCGCGACCACACTGATGGCGAAAGAGGTTCGGGCGTTCGCGCTCGACCAGTTGGCTACTACTATCCGCGACGACGAACGCATCTTCTTGCGCCCGAAGCAGCTGCTGATCGAGCGGCTGAAGGTCCGAGACCTGCCGCTGGACGATTTACTGGCGTCGGAGGAGGAAGTTGCGCAGGCCCAGCAGGCCCAGCAGCAAGCGCAGCAGCAAGCGCAGGAGCAGCAAGCGCAGATGCTGGCGGCGCAGCTCGGCGAGATCAAGGCCGACACGCTCAAGGCCATGAGCCAGGCCCAGAAGAACTTGGACTCGGCCGACGTCGCGGTACTCAAAGCCCTACTGGAGGCGCTGAAGAATGGAACAAGCCCAGAACAACTCGTCGCCCTCTCGCAACGAACTCAACAAGGCCGCCAAGGCGCAGGAGGGCAGCCCGCTGCACCTAGCCTTGTTGAAGTATCTGGCTGATGAGCAGCTGAAAGCGAACAGGACCCTAGTATCGGCGTCTGACCCAGTAGCGCTGTACCGCGCGCAGGGGGACGTCGAGCGGATCAACAAGCTGGTTGGATTGTTGAAGGCCCAGTAATAGGGCCAAAAACTTGACAGAGCACAGACGGCGGAGTAGATAGCCACTATGGACACACCTAACGATACAAACGACGCAACTGATACTTCGGATGATTTTGACGCCGCGTTTGCTGCTGCGTCGGGCGAGGAGTACCAGGCGCCAGTAGACACCCAGAATCCTGACGATCAGGAAGAAGGCGCTGCCGACGACCAGAAGCCGGACGATCAGGAAGAAGGCGCTGCCGACGACCAGAATCCTGACGATCAGGAAGAAGGCGCTGCCGACGACCAGAAGCCGGACGGTCAGGAAGAAGGCGCTGCCGACGGCCAGAAACCCGAGCCGGCGGAACTTCCTGCCCAGCAACAGCTGGACCCGAAGTTCCTGGCTCAGGCTATCGCCGAGGCCCAGGCCGAAGCTGAGCGCCGCCGCACCGAAGAACAGCAGCAGGACGCTCCGCAGCTGAAGGCGGACGACCTGCTGTCTGACGCGGACAAAGCGTCGATCGACAAATTCAAGGCCGAGTGGCCGGACGAGTACGCGGCCATCGACCGCATGACTGACGCCCGGGTACAGGCCGCAGTTGGTAACGCACTGAGTGCGTACACCAAGCAACTGAACACTGTTCTGGCGCCACTGATGAACTCCGTTCAATCGGTGGAGGTGAACAGCCACCGCAATGCCATTCTCGCCGTGCATCCTGATCTGGATCAGGTGGCACCCGAAGTGGTAAAGTGGGTGGATACCCAGCCTGCTGTATACCAACCAGCACTGCGATCGGCGCTGGAAAAAGGTTCGGCGGCCCAGGTGGTAGAGGTGCTGAACCTCTACAAGGCAGCGAAAGGTCAGACGGGTGCAGCGCCAGCCTCACCAGCCTCGTCAGCCGCGCAAGAACAGCAGAAGCCGCGCAAGGTCCCAGACCCCAAGGTGGTTTCCGCACTGGCAGCAGTACCGGCAGCACAGCGCCCGCGCCAACAGGGTGCGGACAAGAACGACTTCGACGGTGCATTTGAAGAAGCCGCCCAAGCGCTGGCCAATTCTTGAACGACTGAACGATAAGGAGCGCCATCATGGCCTACACCGGAACAGCTTACGGCGACATTACCCCGCGTCAGGCAGCGTACTCTATCGCTGGCTTCCTGAGCCGCGCCATCCCGAACATGACCATCGAGCGTTTCGGTCAGTCGTTCGTGGTGCCGACCAACAACACCCAGACCGCCAAGTTCCGCCGCTACTTCCTAGAAGGTGGCACCGGTTCTTACTCCGGCGAGCCGGGCAATTACAGCATGCCGATGGCGCTGACTCCCCTCACCGAGGGTGTCACTCCGGTCGGCAAGAAGCTGGCGAGCAAGGACTACACCGTACAGATGCAGCAGTACGGCGACTTCGTCGGTTTCACCGACGTGATTCAGGATACCCACGAGGACTATCCTGCCCTGCTGCGCGAGCTGATGGCCCTGCTCGGCGACTCCGCTGCGCTGACCGTGGAAACCCTGCGGTTCAACGTGCTGAAGTCCGGCACCAACGTGTTCTACGCGAACGGCGCGAGCCGCGCTGCGGTGAACACTCCGATCACCCTGGAGATGCAGCGCCGTATCACTCGCTCGCTGAAGCGCCAGAACGCACCGATGATCACCTCGGCGCTGAAGTCCAGCCCGGCGTACAACACCCAGCCGATCGAGGCGTCGTACATCGCTCTGGTCCACCCGGACGTCGAGAACGATATCCGCGACATGGACGGGTTCATCTCCACCAAGCACTACGCGTCGGTGACTCCGTTCCCCGGCGAGCTGGGCGCAGTGGAAGATGTTCGCTACATCCGCTCCACCGTGTTCGAGTCGTGGGCGAACGCCGGCGGCGCGGCCGGTTCGATGATCAGCACTACCGGCACCAACGCCGACGTGTACCCGATCATCTACCTGGCGCGTGATGCCTTCGGTTCCGTGGTTCTGCGCGGCAAGAACGTCGCCACCATCATGGTGGTCCAGCCCAAGCCGTCCTCGGACGACCCACTGGCTCAGCGCGGCACCGCTGGTTGGAAACTGTGGAACGCTACTGTGATTCTGCAGGACGCCTTCCTCGTACGTGCCGAAGTCGCCGCGTCGAATTGACACTTGGTAGGCATTGGCTGATAGTAAACCCCGTCTAGTGCGGGGTTTACTTTATGGGCGAAATGGCAGTAGTACGGAGCGACTACATGGACTACATGCGAATCAGCGTCGCCGATAACGGGTTGATCCTCGCCTACGACGACCCAGAAATCCGCGCACAAAACCGTAAGTCTGACTCCTCGTGGCAAGACCCCGAGCGGCAGCGGGTATACGAAACACCAGAAGCGTTGCTCGCCGACCTCACCACGCTACTCCCGCAGCTGCGGAAGAAGCCAGAGGCCAGCGATGACTTCGACGAAGCCCTGACAGAAGCATTCAAGAAAGGTACTGACTGATGGACAACCTCGGACCAAACGCACCGGGCACCAGCTCGGAAGCCGCTATCGGTGCACCAGCCCCCGCAAAGAAAGAAGCTAAGCCACGTAGCCGCGCTCCTCGCCATACCTCGAAGAACGCCGAGGCCGCCAAGCCCGTGCAGGTCGAGCGTATGTACGAGATCACCCTGCACGACAACAAGGAAATCCCACCGAACGGCCAGTTCATCGGCGTCAATGGGAAGCAGTACATCCTTGTGCCGGGCAAGCGCACCAAAGTCCCGGCGAGCGTACTGGAAGTCCTGAACAACGCCGTCCACGCGTTGCCTGAGATCAACGACAAGATGCAGATCACTGGTATGCGCAACGCCCCGCGCCTGCCGTACACCATGCACCCGGACGGCATGTGATATGAACCTAGAGGAGCTGCTGGAGGAGCTGCGGGAGAATATTCTGCGCGACACGTCTGACGAAGTCGGGCACAACCCAGACAGCTACCTCACGGACACCCGCTCCCTCGTCCGCTACATACAGGACGGGGTGGTAAAGTTCGCGGTCAACACCCTGTGCATCCGCGACGAATCGACGCCGGCGGTAACCCGTGTAGCCTTGGCTACGGGGGTGGAAAGCTACGACTTGGACCCCCGCGTCGTGGCTATTTTCGGCGCCCGCATAGGGGCCACGCACCTGCGCAGGACAACCTACAGCGGGATGCTGGGAACCAGCGACCGGGCGCACAGCCGTCCGATCGAGGACTGGGGCCGCCGCGCTACGCCGATGTGGTTCTACACCGACCGCGAGTCGGGCCGTATGGGTGTGTACCCGGCACCTGACGACAGTTTGGATGGGTACGAGCTGATCCTGCGCGTGGCGCGTAAGCCGCTGGAGCCGCTGACCGCCGCCGACCTCAAGGCTGTACCTGAGATTCCCGAGGAGTACCACCTCGACGTGCTCGAGTGGGCTGCGTGGCGGGCGCTGAGA